AGATAATAAGACCTTTTTAGGCAATAATAACAATTTTAAGTTTTTAACATTTCTAAAGGAGTACGTTAACACTTCTGATGTGACTAGCCTTTTACATAGTAAAGGTAGTGCTGCGAATTGTTTGAGTTCACAGCAACCAAACTATCGTCAGTTTACAAAGGTACGACACCATTTTCAAAACTGTAAACCAGTTATGCCCGAGTGAATCAGCGCGAAATTATCAAACCTGCACGGTATTGGTATGATGAAGCCAATGCTTTGATGGGCATCGAAACACAATCTTGTCGATTACGACCAGAATCAAAAGGTTTTGAAGGATGCGAACAACCAGGACCTAGCCCGTGATAATCTCACAGTTCAAACCGATCGTTTTAAGCCATCTATGCCTTTTAAAGGAAAGAGGACTGCACACGTTAGCGTCGTAAGGACTATGGTTCGAGAATTGAAATCCATATTCTCTGTAGAAGGTAAAAGATTAAGCCCAGTGCGTAATCCTGAAATTATTTGAACTATGATGAATAAGCAATCAAGTTCTGGTTACCCGTACATGGACAAAAAGAAATTTCACAAACATACGGTTTATGATACAGTAAACAGTATTAAGAATGGAACACTTGATTTGGAGATATTTACTCGTCTATGTGTTGTGCACCGTATTTTACAACCTTGTAATGGCGAGTGTAAAAACATATTTGTTTATTGTGTTCCTATCGAAATAACAGTACTTGAGATGTATTTTGGTATTGACTTAATATATCAATTTCAGCGTAATAGCGAAACACCTATAAAGCTAGGTTCTACACAGACCGAGCTTCATAGCTATATAATGAAGGCGAAAAAGGGGAGAAAATCTGCTGCAGGCGACTTTAGTAAATTCGATTCTTCGTTACCTAAATGACTCATGTATACTGCTTTCCACTATTATCAAGTGTATGCTAGATTTAAATGACTATGAGAGCAAGATTTTTGATTTAGTGGCAGCCTATGTTATTGAAAGTAACATCTTCCACCCACATACAGGTTACGTTGTACGTGGTAAAGGACTTATTTCAGGTTCTTTTTATACTAACCTTATCGATAGTATTTGTAACTGGTACGTTATGGAGTACTCAATACATGCCTGTTGCAGCACTAGACATCTGTCGTCGGTTTCTATCGATTATAGTGTGTCAGGTGATGATTCAGTATTTTTCTATAATGAATTAGACCTTCAGTGTCTTTCAAACCGTGTAAATTATTATTTCGGAATGACTCTAAACTTCCCTACAAAGTTTGTTTTCGGAACCAACGTCATGAAGGCCCATTTCCTAGGTAGTGTGTTTGGTCTCTCGGGTCCAATTCGGGATATTGATAAAATGATACTTGGATGTAT